GGAAACCGGAGAAATGAAAAACTGGGATGGCGATAAAAAGCGTCTATTCTTGTTCCGAAAAATGTTCCCGCAATTAGAGATAGTAAGAAAACCAGTACGTACAGTTGAACTTGGTATCATTGTTGAAGGTCAATTATTATATTATGGTACAGACCCAAATGGATTAAATGATTACCCTTTTGTGCCGTTTTTTGCAGTGTTCGAGCCATCATACGATTTGTACACATGGAAGATTCAATCGCTTACGCGCTTTGTTCGTGACCCACAGACCGAATTAAATAAACGCCGTTCCAAAATGGTCGATGTCATCGACAATCAATTGAATAGCGGGTGGATTGCCAAAACCAATAGTGTTACCAATCCATCTTCTATGTACAAGTCCGGCCAAGGCCAAGTGATCTGGCTAAAACCAGAGGCGCAGATGACGGACATTCAGCGAATCCCAAGCGCTGGAATCGATCCATCCCAATTCCAATTAGAAGCCGAATTCGAAAAAGACATTATGGAGATTGCTGGCGTCAATGCGGAGCTATTTGGAATGGCCGAGAATGACAAAATAGAGACCGCTGGCATACTTTCCAAGATGAGACAGGCTGCGGGCCTGGTGAACCTGCAGGACCTCTTTGACGGCCTTCGGGAATCGCAGCGCATCCTTGGTAAGAAAGTCCTTAAGCTTATTCAGAACAACTACACTCCGGAGAAGATTCAGCTTATTACCAAAAAGCCACCAACTCCAGAGTTTTTCAGTAAGATTTTCGCCAAATACGACGTTGTAGTCGAGGAAGGCGTTCTCACTGATACTCAAAAACAAACTCAATTTGCACAACTTATGGCGCTTAAATCGATTGGCGTCGATGTCACCGATGAGGAGCTTGTAGCTAATAGCTCCCTTCATGACAAGAAAGAAATGCAAGAAAGGTTCCGCGCTCAGCGAGAAGCGGCAATGCAAACGCAGCAAATGCAAACGCAAATGGCAATGGAACAACAGAAAGTGGTCACGGATTCACTGGAATCGAAGGCAGAGTCGGATCGTGCATTGGCTTCTGAACGTCTCGCGAAGATACAACTGGATCAGGCACTCAATGCTGAGCGCATTTCTCGTGCGGAAGAGGACAGGACGGCAGGTGTCCTTAACCTAGTAAAAGCTGCCAAAGAGCTCGACGGGATGGATCTAGAGCACCTGGCAGCGGAAATTGCGATCCTGAGGCAGTTGGAAGGAGACCAGAAGGCCAAAGAAGCTGGCACCGGCGGCACTTAATAGACGAATCGCTATAGGATCGTGCAATCACTACAACACCCATCTTTTTTGCCAACAAATGCAAGACGCTTCATAAGTCCATCAGCAATAACAAGTACCTTAACCTCAGTCTTGCCGGTGCGGCTTTGAAGCTCCATTATTCTTCTTTTACCTAGGGCCCTGCTGGCATAACTATCCGTTTTGCCAACGACCTTCCATGTATTCATCGCTCTCACTCCACCTCCACTCGGAATTTCGTCGCAGTAATCATCGGGCAAGACAACGCAAAATGGATTATGTCGGATAAAATCTCTCACCACTGCTGATCGATTTATTAATGAGACGTCATTTTTGATAAATGCTACTTTGCGCCTTTCTTCTTCAGAAGTCACGATTGTATCAAAAAGTCCCTTTTGGACTAGTGTGATCGCGCGACGGCAATGATCTTGCGGTGCAGATCCCCACCAGTAGTGTTGCGCAGGCGCCGGCTCGTACCTCAAATTGACCGTGAGAGTATGGCCTGTTGACATAGTTTATCCTTTGTTAGTTCAAGTTCTTCAACTGAGCAAGACCTTCCATGAAACTAGCCGCCAATCGTTGGCTCGCGTAGTATTTTGAGCACTTGATATGAGAAAATAGCGCTCAAAATTGGTGGAAGCAGTCTTTCCCTAACCATCTTCGCCCATTCGATATTTTTGTTGCCATACATTTTTGCGTCAAAAACTTCATACAATGCTATGCCTGTATAAGCTGCGGCTTGCAATAAGAGAACATCCATAGCTACGCGCGTGATGCGCCTTACATCTACTGCCCCTGCGTTTATCGTGATAGAGACAAACGGAAGCACCATTGGCGCGACGAAGTTCACTGCGGACATGGGCGTGTCCTAGCTAAGCGCATCACCACTGAAAGGGTACTTCAGTGGTTTTTGACTTCACTGACGTACCCTTTCGACTGACCTTTTAGGTGGGCGATCTCCGCCTCCTGTTGTTCGAGAACAACAAGAATTCTTTCTAGGATATCAAAGACCTCTGTTTTAGAGGGGACTTTGATGTTCCTTAAGGCCTTGCGCTCTTTCGCAGAAAGATGCCTGTTCTTATATAGCGAGTTTTCAAGCGACGGAGAGTGACTGGCTTCAAGAACTAGTGCAGTACATATCACGGATATGACCACTAAAAGATTGGCTGCTTTTTTCATTTTTTGTGACTTTTTGGTTTGTTGCTTTTTGGTTTTTGTTTCTTCGCTTTTTTGTTTTCATGACGTTTTCTGTATTGATCATTGTGCGTTTGCTCATAAGGCTTTTCGCGATGCTGTGAGGTGGTACGAGGATGCCCGTGATGATGGCTTCTTGCAAATGCCTCTACTCCTCCAAAAAGAATAGAACATATCAATACTGAATACAATACTAATTTCATTTTTACCTCCTAGTTATACCTACTTATGTAGGGTTATATCGAAAATCAATTCGTGTGCACGGCGTAAATGGTCATGTAAGACGTCGTTTGCAACGTTACTTCGCATTTAGTGTTGGCAGGATGCTTCTTACTGTGCCGTAAATACATACGCCGACTGCGCACGCCTTTATTACTTTGCTGGCAAATTCTGCACACACTTTGGCGGTAGTTCCTCTTTGCCAGTTGTATTTCGCACATATAAGATCGGTGGCGCTGTCAATGGCGTGGTGTGCGATATAACACAGACATGCGCCTGCGATGACCTTCGCAAACAAAGACTCTATTTGGGTTGATACAACCGCGATCTTTTCCGAATTGAAAAAGAAGTTAACGACTTGTGGCTGCGGTTGTGGTATTGGGCGCATTGCTGACATGTAAAACCTCCTGAAGTACACGTTTTCTCATCGTAATCTTTGCTAAAAATTATTTGCAACGGAAAAGGAGATTTTAAATCATGCCAAGAAATGCGGTGATCGACAAAATTAGAAGATACTCGAAGCAAGCGCTGCGTGTGATGCGATGCCTGCTCCGAGCACTTCTAACTTTTTGTGTGGCTATCGGGAAGCCACTACTCTCGAATGGCGTGATGAGTCATACAGGGATCTTGTCCGGCATCGTACAATGCTTTGTACTCGTCGAAAGACCCGCTCCATACTACACGCCCTTCGCTATCTATAACATTTACCGGATAATCCTCCCCTGGAGGAATGGCATTTCCGATAGTGCTGGCGAATAGTAGGCCGAGCATCACAAGTAATTTATTTTTCATATCAGTTCTCCTTTTTTATCTGGAAGAAGCGCTCATTAATGCGCCTCTTCCCTTTTGAAACAGTTCTAAGCCTATTTTGGCGGATTCGGTATCATTCACATGCATTAGCATAACTCCCGCAATGGCTTGGATAAATCCAAGGGCCTGTGGGCCAAAAAACATGATTCGTTTGTTTTGATCGCATACTCCTTGTATAAGTGCATCCTCGTAAAAGTCATAGAAAAAGGCCGTTGGGTGCTCATTGGTATGTATCATATTTTTTCTGTTTGAGGCCTCCCAATAAATGCGTGACTTGATTTCGGGATCTATCTTTACTCCGTATTTCAAAAGAAGACGCTCTGCGCCTCCGAGCAGTCGACTAAGTTCAGGCACTTCTATTCTATGATACTCAAATCCGACCTGAACTGTTGTTAGAAAATCTACAACTTCCCCCATAGGCACTAAGCCTACCTCAATAGCGTCCATATATCTTTTTATCCAAGCATGGTTGGGAATGTAGTTTTTGGATGCGTGACATGAGGACACGAACATTAAAAATGCTACAGCGAGTAGTGGCAACAGTTTCATAGTCATTTCTTCATCAGCCAAGAACCATTCTATGGTTTTGAGGAGAATTTTCACAATATATATCACATTTTTCTCAAAAAGCATACCCAACTTATTCAAAAAAGTGTAAACTTTAAATTTGAAAGTTAACACACAAAGGGGGGTCACGTGGACTTTGAAACGCTTTCGTTATACGCGGCACCAAGCGAATCGTACAGCAGACAGTTAGACAAGATGGTGGCGGCGCAAGAGATGCCTTACGGCTATACGATGCCTCCTCCTCCCGCGGATACCGGGAATTACGATATGCGTGCCTTAGAGACCGATAATCAGCATCGTCCAAAGAAAGGACGTTAAGAATGGTGACCTCTAAGACAACTGCGGTACGTAAAAAACCCGGTGGATCAAATGTGGGGAAATACAAGGGCGTGAAATCGTTCGCTGGCCCTTCTGGTGGTGCCCCTAAAGGCTCATTCCCCATCAATACACGCAAGCGCGCAAAAGCGGCGCTAGCTTATGCACATAACGCCCCTAAACCTGCGGGTATTAAGGCCGCTGTGCATCGAAAATTCCCCGATTTAGGGGGAAAAAAGACAACAAAGCGAGAAAAAGCATGAAAAAAACGACCTATAAACACGAGATGGATGAGCCAGCACAACCTATGATGCGCGAGATTTCCCCCATGGAAAATATGGGAATGGGAATGCACGACTTCAAAGGAGAAGCTCACCCCATTGCTTATGGCCAAGCCGGAGAGGCTGGTTGTAAATCAGATGAGAAGAAAATCCATGGTCAGTTCAAAGACTATCACTGGGCTAACTAACCATGCAGCAGATTGGTGAATCACGAGACGCATGGAGTTGGGACGTTTGGCGTTTAGCCGAGGAGTTTGCCAACAACATGAAAAGCGAAGTGAAACCTTTTTATATCGTGTATGCCTGCAAGCCCGATATTAAGCATGCTGGGGCATTTAGGCAGACGATAAAGGCTTATTACCGTAGACCCAAGCCGATCTTGGGGATTTTGGTGTGGTTTGTAAATCATCCGTTAGGGGAGTTCCGGTTTGTTCCGGAGTTATCTTCTCCACCGGATGTTCCTCTTGATCCGGCACTCCTTTCAGGGAAGTCAGAGGACTTTTCTGCTCGGGTTGCAAAGCAAGGAGAAAACTTTAGAGTTTTGGTCTCTTAAATGGGCGTAAGAGTTGTCCGGAAATTCCGGATAGCTAGCCGCCGCCAGGCTAAGGAGAAATATGGCAGTCGATATTGATATGAAGAACCTAACGGGCGATGATTTTGGTCCGGTCGCCGCGGATCAGCAAATAGTAGATACGAATTCTTATCAGCAAGAAGCACAGGAATATCCGGTTCCCGCTGAAGTTGTCAAAACAGAAGTTAACACACCAGTTGGAGAGCCGAGTATCAATCCGCAAGCGGAACACTTCCGCGCGCTTCGGGAAGAAGTCGATCGAATGAAGGCAGAAAGAGAATCTGAAAGAAAGGAGTATCAACTCCAACTAGATTTACTTCGATCTAATGTAGAGCAGCAAAGGGCACCTAATCATCCCGTTCAAGAAGCAAAGATGTTTGCCGATATGAGAGACGATGATATCCCAACGGTGGCTGAACTCAGAAGGGAGATGCATCAAAGAGAAGCATCTTATCAATCCAGGATCGAGGAACTTCAGGTACAACAACAGCATTCCGATTATGCCGAGGTAATTAACAGATATTCAGTTCCTCTGGCGAAAAGCGATCCTACATTTGTAGACGCGCTGAATAGAGCTGAAAACAAAGCTTTATTTGCTTACCAGCAGGGCAAAAGAGAACAACGCCTTCAAGAAGCGGAGGGTAAATTGAGAGAACTTCAAGCACCGAAAGTTAGCGAGACCGCGCAGCGCATTGTAGAAAACTCAAGAAAGCCAGGGACTTTATCTCAGGCCGGAGGACAAGGCGCTCTTAGCAAAGCGGACTATTACGCAACTATGTCAGATCAGGAGTTTATGAAGTTTGCCGGCCGCAATCTAGAAGGCATTTAACCTATAAGAAGGGATTATGGCAATTACAGGCTTAACTCAGTTGCCACCGGAAGTAAGAACCTATTTCGATCGGCTTTTATTAACGCTGGCAAGACCTTATTTCATCTATGATTTGTTCGCCCAAAAGCGACAAATTCCTCTTAATTCAGGGGATCAAATGGTGTTTCGACGCTATGGCACGCTAGACGAAGTTGGCGTGGGTAAATCTTTGGTAATTGACTTGGAACTCCTCGCCGCTTAAGCGGACGGACAACAAGGGCGAAGGGCTTTTTTATTATGAAGACGAATCAGATTCGCAATTTCAAGACGGCGGTTATAGACTTCATCCGAAGTCAGAAGCTGTCTTTGATTTTCGTCGAATGTTTTTCTGGCTTCAATCATCAACTTAGCTTGCTCTTTTTTAAGAACAAGATATGGGAGCACTTTCTCAAGAATGATGGATATTTGCGCGGTTGGCATTATCCATGTAATTTTCTGCTTCCAATTTGTCTTCTGTCTTTTGGAATAGCTTACGCTACCTCCGAAGTTAGCGACAAGCCAATCTATAATGACAGGGTCGGTATTGCACACTGTGACATTCGTAGAGAAGTTAACTCTGGCTCGATAGACTTTGTTAGTCTTTCGGATGCCTTTGGATTTTCTCTTCATAATGCGTTTATCGCAAATCGAGATTGTGCCTTCTCCGTCCAAAATTCCAGCAAGATAGGCAATTTGAGCGATTGTATATTCCATAAACTGGAAGTGTACCATAACAGCACAAATAAAGCTCGCGCTGAACGACTAAATCCAGAGACCTCATTAGGAGGATGCGATAGTCTGAACCCCATAGAGATATGGGGAGGAGATGTCGAAGAACTCTCCCGCCCTGGGGACAGGGTCACAGAAGTAACAGATAGAACAGCAGCAACCGTCCCCCTCACAGATGGTCAAACTCCTCCTGGAGATCAACTTTCTGTCACTGACTTTAAAGCACAGATTCAATGGTATGGTAGTTTCGTTACCATTACCGACCAAGTGCAATATATAGTTCAAGACCGCGTGCTCAACGAGGCAACTCAAGTTCTCAGCTTACAACTTGGTTTGACCATCGATACACTGATTCGCGACATGATGGTATCAACTGCTTCTACTATTCTATGTACGAATGGTTTGAATGGTAATACCCCAACCGAAATCACAGACGCCGATATTCAAAATACCGTTATTGCTCTAAGGCAAGGTAATGCACGTCTAATGACCAATCCTTTGCCTGGAGAGAACAAATTCGGTACATCTCCTGTTCGTAGCTCTTATTGGGGATTCATGTCAGTGGATCAGCAGGCCGATCTAGAAGCTGTTTCAAGCTTCATTTCTGTCGCTAACTATCCCAACCCATTGAATGCTCTAGAAGCAGAATGGGGAAGTACTCGCAACGTTCGCTGGTTATTAAATACCAACGGCTATAGCAACGGAGCGTCTCCGAACGTCTACTCCTCTTTCGTATTGGGTCAAGAAGCATATGGAGTAGTAAGACTTGGGGCAAAAGAGGCCGAATTTATCGTGAAACCTCTAGGTGCTTCAGGCACAGCCGACCCATTAAATCAACGCGGCACAGTAGGTTATAAATATCCATTTGCTACAAGGATATTAAATGACAACTGGATTACCCGCTTAACTGCAACTTTAGCAAGTTCATAAGGGGGAAATTATGGCTATTGTAAGAAAAGGCACATTAACCGTAGCTGCGAATACTACAGCTCAAAACTTGGTATTGGGGTTTGTTCCCAGTTACTTCCGCATGGAAGATAAAACCAAAATAGTGAATGCCACTAACGGCATTCAAATTGTCGAATGGTGGGATGATATGTCCAATGGTACAGCCTATAAGTGGACAACCACTAGCGGCGCTCCAGTGATATCATATCTTTCATCGAATGGTATTACTCCGTTCTATACTCCTTATGGAACAGAGTTCCCATCATCTAATTTGACTATTACTGATATCTCTAATGCCGCAAATGCGGTCATTACAGCTGATAACAGCTTTACTACAGCAGATTATGGCGTAACAACTGTTACTTTCCATAATGTCGTTGGTATGACTCAAATTAATACTTTGTCTGGTGTTGTTCAGAGTGCTTCCGGAGGCACAAGTTTTGTAGTAAACATCAACACTACTGCTTTCACTGACTATGTAAGTGGTGGTATTGCAAACATTATCACTGGTATTCCAGCTCTGCAAGGGGGCTTAATTACTTCAGGAAACGCTCCTGGATTCCCTCCTGCTCAGACCAATACCTTCCAGATTCTCAATGCCCCTCTGTATAACACAGGGACTATTGGGCTTACTTTGGGTTCTGGTGTGATGATTACTGCAAATGATGTATGGCAATACCTTGCTGTACTTGATGCGGACTTTACTAGCGCCTAAGAGCGACAAATAACGATCTCGGGGGCAGTCCCCCGGGACTTTGTACGAGGATAAAATGGCATCGAATGCTGTACCTCCTTCAGTAACTCCTCCTTCGCCATATGAATGGCCGGATACTATACAACCTATCAGTGGAGTTACGCAGGCATCAGTCGCCACTATTACCTGTACCAATCACGGATTTACCGTAGCCGATGAAAGCGTCACATCTGTGATGTTTCAACAAGTTGAAGGGATGCTTCCTATCAATGGGTTACCGGGACTAATTCAGATCATCATTGATGATAACAACTTTACTGTAAACATTGATACTACCAATTTCCCTGAATATAGGGGAGGCGGAATTATTAATACGCTTACAGGCGAACCACCTGTTGAAAGACAGGGATTCCAGTATTTCAATACTCCATTTCAAAACATTGCTACAACCAACTGAGGAAATTATGGCAAGACCACCAAAACTTAACCAAGCTTCTCCTGAAGTAATTGCAGAAAACTTTCTTAAAGAAGATGCAATACCAGATGCGCCCAAAATAGTAATAGCGAAAGGAATGCCGGAAATAAGAAGGATAGAGTTTCTTAATGGCCGCGATCCAGGGCAAGCATTGCACTTCCATTACCATAGCAAAACTCATCCACTTCATCACTACACGCTTTACCATGGCCAGCATTACGATTTGCCCGTCGAAGTGATCGAGCACTTGGAAAGTTGCGCTGAGACCATCTACGCCTACAAAAAGGGCCTCTCTGGGCATCCAGAGATGTATGTCAGTGGCAAGAAGTACATTTTCCAATGTAGACCCGTTAAAGGCATCAAAGCGGCATAAGGATTCAGATGAGTTGGACATTAGCGGACATTCGCAACAAAGTAAGAGCCGTCACAGGTCATCCAAGCACTGATCAGATATCAGATGCAGCGCTGAATAATTATATCAATAATTACTATGTGCTTACGATGCCTTTCGAGCTGAAGGTGCAAATTCAGAATGAATATTTACAGTTCAAAACTACGCCTGGATTGGACGTGTATAGCTTTCCTGGTGGGTATTTCACTGACAGCCCCGGAGCTTATGCCGATGGTTTTCCTTTGGTATTTTACCAAGATCCAGATATTTTCTTTCAGGATTGGCCGCAGCAGTACGCTGTAGATAACATTGCTACCGGCGATGGCATGACTGCAAGCTTTAGCGGGGGATTACAGAACCCCCCGATCATCGTCGGCTCTCTATTCATTGCCGCTGATGATCCGACTGGTAATCAGCAACTAGTATCTGATCAGGGCATCTCTGTTACTCAACCTATTGCTACAGGAAGTGGCGCCACCAACTACTCTGGAACATTAGATACCTTTCCCATTCTTCCTGGTTCGCTTTCCATTACAGATGGGATTGAAACTTTTGTCGACAATGCTGAAGGCATACTAACCGGTAATATGGGAGGTACCGGAACCATTGCGTACACTACTGGAGTCTGGAACGCGACATTTGCTACAGCGGTAACAACCGGCGTTAGCATTGTAGCAAACTATAATACAAACCTTCAATCAGGTACGCTATCGGGTAATGGCTCCGGAACTATTAATTATCTCACAGGAGCCTACACCGTCGAATTCAACAATCCTCCGGCTTCTACAGCTATCATTTATGCCAAATATCAGGGATATTCCGGTAATCGTCCTCAGGGAGTCCTGTTTTTTAGCAATCAGTTCACTTTCCGGCCGGTACCCGATCAAGCCTATGCAATCCTGATGCAGGGTTTTATCCAACCTGTTGCGTTGGTAAATAACGGTGACATTCCAACTCAGCCAGAGTGGGGGCCATTGATAGCATATGGGGCATCACTAGATCTCTTTGAAAGCATTGGAGACACAGAGAACTACGATCGTTACTATCCAGTCTTTAAGCGATTCGAAAATGTAGCTCTTGGACGGGCTATTCAGCAATACACACAAGAACAAGGCGTACCAAGGTTTTAATATGACCTATAATCCAAACATTCCTCAATCCACTGATAATATCAGCTCAAGCCAGGCAGATATATTGACAAATTTCCAGCAATTAGAGGCAATCTTTGGTACTAATGCAGGAGCCGATCATTTCGCATGGGATTATGCTACAGCGAGTAGCCGTGGTCTACATCAACAGGTATCATTGCCTACACCTAGAGGAAGTGATCCATCCTTGACGGGTACTGCTGGGATGCTTTATTCAAAATCAGTGGCTGGTGTAGCGCAGGCATTCTTTGCCAATGCAACTGCGCCTGTACAAATTACCGGACTTGTCAGCAAAGCATCTCCAGGATACGCATTTATAGCGGGAGGCATAGTCCTGAAGTGGGCTAATGTTAGCTTTTCTGCAGGAAGTGGCACGATTACTTTCCCCACTGGAGGCAGCATTCCAGTATTTTCGGCTATATACATTGTTCTTTTGCAGAATACAGGCAATAACCTCACGAATGAGTTTGCTTACGTAAGTAGCATATCCACTACAAATTTTACCTACTATAGCACGCAGAGAACCGTACAGACCCCACAAGCAGGGGGCGGCTATTATCTAGCAATTGGAGCAGCATGACAGCGGGTTTTCAGCCTTTTCTCATTTCAGAGTTCAAGACTGGATTATTTGAATATCTAGAGCCCTGGATTAGACCCCAAGATGCTTTCCAACCATTACAAGACGCATTTGTTTATCGTGGAAGTATTCAAAAACGATCTGGCTATTCAGTCTTCGGTAATATGGCTTACCAAGATGTCATAGCCACTGGCAATGGAGGTAAAACATATAGTGGGACACTGCAAACGCATCCTATTATCATTGGCTCATTTGCTCCGACCGATGGCACTGAGTCTTTTACTGACAACGGTGACGGAACTCTTACGGGTTCAGCTGGAGGCAGTGGGACTATCAACTATAGTAGCGGCGCTTGGACTCTCTCTTTTAATGCAAACGTCTCATCGGGAGTCCTAATTACAGCAAGCTATAATCCCATGATCACACGCGCTATTATGGGCCTAAAGACATGGGTTAATGAAATGACTGGGACTACCACATTGATAGCTTTGGATACTAGGCGTGCTTCCGCTTATGATATAGGCTCACAAAGTTTTGTGCCGATAGATGGCATGTCGCAAATCATATGGGTTGGAGATGGTAGTACAACGATGATAACACTATCCACTGGCTGGGTAGGCGTAGCGCCATATGTAGATTGTTTATCACCGTATTCTATTTCGATTACAGACGGCACGAGTACTATAACAGATGACGGAGCTGGTAATCTAAGCAGTTCCGGCAACTTTGATTCTGGAGGTACAGTTGATTATGCTACGGGAGTTATTGTTCTAAATTTTGTATCGACCACAACAGCGACGATTACATTGACGGCAACTCTTTATGGCGACTATTTTACAGGCACTACTGCAAACTTTTTCAACGCCACTAATTGGCTGGGCGAGCTCTATCTAACAAACAACTCAGATCCAATAACGGTTTACGATGGGACGACATTTCCGGGAACACTAAGCCGGCCCGCATTTCCTATTACTCAAGCGAATCAAATTGCTTATATCAACAACATCGGCACATGCCTTGATCTGGATGTATATAAGAACAGGCTCCTTGTACAAAGTCCGACTATCATTAACGATAGTGCGGGCAATGGCTTTTTCCCCCAGAGCATTCGTTGGAGCGCTATTCTTAATCCTACTAATCTTGTCGCGGATGTAACGGGCAATGGAGGGGAGCTTTCCGCGCCTACTTCTGATCTTCTACAAGCATCTGAGTTCTTGCGAGATCAACTGATTGTATTCTTTACTAATACTACATGGACTTTTCGCTTTACTGGCTCCGATTTTGCTCCTTTTCGGTTTGATAAGATCAATGCTTCGAAATCCACCAATGCTCCATATGGTACTATCGATTATGATGAACGAGTCACTTCTATGGGAAGTAAAGGATTAATAGCCTGCGATGGGGTGAACGTTCAGCGATATGATGTATCGATCATTGATGAATTTCTGAACATAGATCAACAATATTTTTTTCAATGCTTTGGGCTACGCTTTGATAACTTGAATCAAAGTTGGATGCTTTATCCTTCTCAGAATAGCACTCTATCCAATTCCGTATTGGTCTACAATTTCGCTGAAAATACATGGGGGATTTATAATATCGCCATGTCTTGTTTGGGGCTATATAATATAACATCTGATATTACATGGGCGGATTTTGCTGCCGACGCTGATCCTGGAAGTACCTATCCTACATGGGGCTCGGCGCAAATTCCATGGGATTCTTATTTGCTTCAGGATTTAGCTCCGACTCTGTTAGGAGGAGGATTTGATGACACAATCTATCAAATGAATTCCGGCACAACTGACAACGGCAATGCTATCAGCGCTTCTGTTACAACCACGCGGTGGAATCCTTTTGTTGGTATAGGTCAGAAAGTCCAATTCGGCTATATCGACTTTTACTATCTTGTAGAATCAGGCGCTACGCCGGAAATTATGCTGACATTTTTCACAGATAGCAACAGCACACCCATTGCTACCAGAATGCTAACTTTAGATGGTCCAGCAAATGCTAACTATGATTGGAAGAGAATCTATATCAATAATATTGGTGAGTTCCTACAGATGAATATGGCTTGCTCTTCACCAACTAACTTTAAGATTTTGGGTATGATTCTCTGGGCAAGACCCGCGGGAAGGTTCACACCATGACAAATTCAATGAATCTTGTGCGTAGTACTTTGCCTCCCAATACCATCATTCCGGAGAACTGGGACTTATTTATCACTTATTGGAACAAACTCTACGACGATATTGCCTCGACGGTCAATTCGAAAGATTACATCTTCTATCCCATGGCAATTACTTCTACAGCTCAAAACATCCTGAACCTGCCTAATTTCGGCGCCTTCATCATTTGCGTGAGTGGGATGACTACTGACTTGCCTACCAAGACAGCAAGCCTCTGTAAGGCTTCTAATGCAGCCTCAGGCAGTGTTACAGGCATTGGAGCTCAGGCTGGGGTTAATGCGTGGGCTGGATATGTGTTGACTATCACTTCTACAGCCACTAATTTCCAGATAGCGCATAACAATACCGGAGTGACCGGAAACTTCAATATCAGGGTGATTGGGACGCAGTGATGGAAAGAAAGATTGATTCACTCACCTTTGTGCCCCTGAGGATACCTAGACTCATTCCACGAGAACTTATCGAAGCAGTAAAGGGATGCACATTTACTCCAGAACAGTTCTATAGCTATAACGAGGAGTATGCGGGGCCTAAGAATCATCTCTATGTCATGGTTGATCCTGATAAGAAGATTCATGGATTCCTGTGGGCAGAAACAAATGCGTTAGATGGATCATTGTTCGTAAATACGTTCTCCATTTCAAAGGAGTTTTGGGGCAAAGGGGAAGCAGTAGAGAAAGCGAAGGACTTTCTCAGAGGCTTAGTGGAAAAGCTAAAGTCACCACGAGTGTTCTGGTGTACGACCAACGAGCGCTTCTTTGTGAAGCATGGATTTAAGCGCTCAAAAATTAGTCTGATGGAGTATAATTTAAATTAAAAGTTAACGGTGAAACTATGGGTCAATCCAAAGGCGGCGGCTATAAACGCTTTCAAACATTAGCACCTGAACAACTCACGCTCTTACAGCAACTCATTGGGCAATCTACTCCAAATACTCAGAGCGCAGCCCAAGGATACCAACAGTTCCTTCCAGGCGGTGGAGGGGGTCAAGCGATTGCAAACGCAGCCCAGCAACGTTTCCAGCAGCAAACGATCCCATCCATCCTCAATGCTTTTGGGACAGGTGCGAAGACTTCTAGTGCGCTTAATCAGGCACTGGCAGCTGGAGGGGCTAATCTTAATTCAGATATTGCAGCTCAGTTGGCGCAGATGCAGCTACAGGCTTCTCATGGATTGGGAAACCTAGGGCTTTCTCAGGCTGGATTAGGAGCGCAGACTCCCCAGTTTGGGTATTTCCAAAGACAGCAGCCTCTATGGCAAACACTGCTTAGTGGTGCTGCTCAGACGGCAGGTCAAATAGGAGGCGCTTATTTAGGCAGGGGATTCTAATGGCGAAAAAAGACTCGTTTTCTAAGCAGTTTAAAGGCGGCTACTATCCACAAGAGCACGTCGACCAAGGGAATCCATTAAATGGGCATGAAGTAGATTCACCTTCAACTGTGCGCAAAAGACAAGGCGTAGCACGTGGATTCCAAGCACAGGCAAATCCAGGCATGGCCGGAAAAGCCGATTATTCCCGTAAAAGGAGGAAATAAAATGGTTCAAGTATTGCCCTATGTTCCTTCATTTGGCGAAAGATTATTACCAGTCTTGGCTCAGGCTGGGAGTGATGTGGCTCAAGGGATACAAAAAAGAAATGCACAGAGTGCCTTGCAGCGACTTCTTAGCGGACAAACTCAGTCAAGTCCAGCACAAGGAGGAGTATCTCAAGTTCAGAATACTGTTCCTCAGCAAAATCCGCAGAATCTTAGTCCTTCACAAATTTTACAAACCTATCCTTTGCTGGAACAATTCGCAGGCAAAGGTGGCGCAGATGCATTTTTACGAGCTCAATCAGAACAGCAAAAGCTAAGCGAAAAACAAAGAATTCAATCCAGAAAAGAAGAAGTCGAAGCTCACAAGCTTACTCAAGGATACAGGGAAAAACTCCTGGAAGGATACGAAGGGACAAAACGCACGCTGACTCAATTAGGAAGACTCAAGACGCTTAATCAAAATGAGGCGCTAGCCACTCCAGTATTAGCAAAACTTGCCGATACTTTTGGAGTGCCATTAAGTGTATTGTCTAACCCGGCGTCTGAGGAATTCCAAAAACTTTCGCAGGATTTATTGAGCAACATCACTAAGTATTTCGGTAATCGCATTCTACAAGTGGAAGTAGAAAACTTCCTTAAAACAATTCCAACTCTATCCAATAGCAAAGAAGGTAGAGAGCGTATCATTAAGAACATGGAAATGCTCCTAGAACCACAGAAACTAGCATATGAAGCCTACAAAGATATTAGAAAAAAAGGCGGCAAGATTCCGCTCGATCTTCACGAGCAAATCTTAGAAAAAATAGAACCAAATCTCGATCAATTAGCCGAAGATTTCAAAAATGCCTCCGGCGCTGGAAATGCGGAAGCGATCCCAATCCTTGCTCCCAATGGCCAAACTTACTTAGTACCGCCCGATAAAGTAGACGCTGCTCTGAAAGCAGGGGGAAGGGCCCAGTGACCGCTAATTTCAATTGGGATGAGTTTGCAAAAGCAGATCAGACTGCACAGACGCCTTCTCCATCATCGGAATTCCCCTGGGATCAATTTGAGAAGAAGCCCGAAAAACCTTCCCTATTGCAAGAAGCAGGACGACATGTTGCGCGTAGTGCATCTCGCATTGGAGAAACTCTATTAGGCTTACCAGGGGATATTACAAGAAGTATTGCTCATTTGGGTCAAACTGCTCGCAAGAAAATAGAACAGGGTACAGGAGGCAAATATCCATTTCTAGCCCCAGAAGAGCAGTATGCAGAACTCTTGAAGAAATTACCTCCCAGTTCCGCTCAAATAAGGGAAAAGACCAAGGAATGGCTTAAGGAATTTCTAGAACCACAATCTAAGGGTGAGGCTATTGCTGATACATTGGTTTCTGATATTGCTTCTTTAGCTATTCCTATTAAAGGCAAAATACCTTTTGCAAGAGCTATAGGCACTGCCGTGGGATCTAATTTAGCTTCGGAAGGAGCATACCTTTTAGGTGCTGGTGAAGAAGGACAAATAGCTACTAAGATGGGAGCTGCATTTTTATTGAGTGCTTTTAGGCCAAACGGTGCCAAAAAATATGCAGATAGTTTGTACACATCCTCTAAGAAACTACTACCAGAAGAAGCTAGAGTTTCTGCCAAGGCACTTTCTAGTCAATCTGCTAAACTAAAGCAACAATTGATGAAAGGTGGAACGGCACCTTATAAGGCTCCTTCTCTTACGAAACTGAATGAAATACAGTCTAAAATCACAAACGGACGTATTCCTGTGGATGAGCTGACTCAGTTCAAAATCGATATCAATAAAGCTCGATCTAGTCTTTATGGGGATGTGAATTTGGACAAGGGGGGCCGCGCAATGGCTAAACGCAACCTAGATGCGACTGCCAAGATTGTGGACAATGCTCTTAGTGAATATGGGAAGACTAATCCTGCATGGGCAAGAGAATATAGAGCCGCTAATGAAGTGTACGGAGCGATTGCTCAAAGCAAGAAAGTTTCGGATTTTATTAGCAGAGCTGTTGGCCAAGGAAAATTGACAAAGGGGGCGGTTGTAGCGGCGGAGATATTTTTAGCCCCAAAAGCTATTCCGGCTACTATTGCTGGATATGGCGCTTTAAAAACAGGAGAATTACTTACAAGGATAGCGAAAAGTCCAACGCTTCAACAATACTATCTTGGAGTAGTTCAAGCCGCTCTTAAAGAAGACGCGGCTCTTATGAGTAAATATCTAGCCAAGTTAGATGCTGGCCTCAAGAAGGAAGAATCAGAATCTAATCAATAGTTGGTTGTTTCGTTGTCTTCATTAAACGCATCATAGACAAAAATACCTAGGATTAGGGCTCCCATAAAAAGATACAGCATACTATTTCTTCTCCAAAATACGTTGCATCATTTGCATATATCTTTCTTCTAGAGTACAAAGTCTTCCATGAAAGTCCTTCATTTCGCAAGAAAAACTTCTATACATATCAATATTTTCCTTATGCATCCTGATCCGATCTATCTTATTTTGTCTATGCATGAATGCTACTGAAACTAAAACCGATGCTGTAATGAAAACGCTTTCAAACCAATGCAGGTTTGCTAAAGCATTTCGCAAGATCTCATAATCCATACTATTTCTTCTCCAAGACACGTTGCATCATATCGATATATTTCTGTTCTAGTGCACATAGCCTTCCGTGAAAGTCTTTCATTTCCTTCATTGTCTCTCTGTGCGTGAAATAAACTGCACTTACGACTGAACCTGCGATTGTCAAAACTTGTAACCACTCCATATTTAATCCTCCTGACTTTCGTCCAGTTTATCTAATCCCCCTTTTTGTTCGCAAGTGTAAACTAAGTTTTTGAAAACATTGCCAATATAGTGTAAAATTCAGTTAACACCTGCTTGCAAGCAAAGGAGTCGTCTATGTCCTCTCAATATCAGTCTACAAATAATCTCTATGGTTTTCCTCAAGCTCTATCAAGAGTTTTCCCTCCACCGGTTATCGCTCAAAGAGCACCAACGGATTCGGATTACAAATATCCAATCGGCCAGCCATGGGTTTATGAAGGCAATGCTTACTATGGTTTAGTGAGTGTCTCTGGTAACACAGCAACGTGGGCCGTCCTGGCTGCAATTTCAGGCTCTGTTGATACACTCAGCGATGATTCAAACACAACCGTTACCCCTACAGCGGGCAATATTCAGATCGCTGGGACAGCCGACGAAATATCGAGCACTGCGGGCTCATCTGTCATCACTCTATCCTTCCCCGATGCAATCACTACTCCAGGTTCATTAACTACCACTACTGGACTGGCTGCTGGCACTACATTGAGCTCTGTTGGGGATACCACACTTGCTACAACTGGAGCTAGCACGAATACTTTCGGTAACACTACTGGCGCTACTGGAATAACAATGGCTGTTGGTACTAACAACTTCTTATTAGAAGGTGCTACCGCATCAACGATGACAATAGGTACTGGTTTAACAAGTGGAACTATCCTTATCGGAGGTTCAGGGCAATTAGGAAATATCACTCTTGGATCTTCTTCTGGTACGAACAATGTATTGATTGGTAACGGGGCTGGAACTACTACAGTTAATATTGGCAACGTATCCACATCTGCTGTTGTCAGTATCGGAGCAGCGATGACTTCAGGAACCATCAGTATTGGAGGCACTGGCAGCCAAGTTGGAACAGTTACACTATCGCCTTCTACAGGCGCACAGACAGTAGCAATAGCCAATGCAAATGGAGCTAAGACAATCACTATCGGCAATGGTGTAAGTGGCAACGCGATTACTATCGGAAACGGCGCCAATACTTCAACTCAAACAATTGCGATCGCTGGAGGAGCTGCCGGCGCTGCTTCAACTGTGAGCATTCTGTCTGGCAACGCTACTACTGGTACACAAACGCTTAATCTGGGGACAGGCACTGGCGGCAAAATAGTCCACGTTGGAGATGGTGCAGGAGTCAATACCGTCACCGTAGGGTCAGGACATACTTCATCCGCAACCACCGTACAGGCGGGCACAGCAGGGCTTTCCCTGCTAAGCGGACAGATAGTAAGTGTGACCCCCACCTCATCCAGCACTTATGACATGCTAGGGACAGACTTCTTCATTGCTTGCGATCCAACTTCAAATACGGTGGAGGTTGTGCTATTGGCTTCTCCTGCGACTGGACAACATACGATTGTAGTTGATGCTACAGGTCAATCCGGATCTAATGCCATTACTATCAATGGAAATGGAAATAACATCAGCGCCGCAGGAACTTCGGCCGGTACAAAAACTATCGGGAGTGCCTATGGATCATTGGATCTCATATTTAATGGAACCATTTGGAACGCCATCTAGGAGGAACTGATGACTGCACTAACTGCAACTAGACCTTTTGGGAAATTGGATGCTCAAGCCCGAGTCATCCCAAGTTCTTTTGGGGACTTAGCTTTTCAAGGGGCTTATTCCAGCAATAACTTGATTTATTTTGGCCAAGCAAGACCAGGATCGAGCACAAGCGATGCTGTTTGGAAAATAAGTTATCTTACATACGATGGATCAGGAAATCTATTGACAATTCAGTGGCCTCAAGACACTAATGGCAATGCAAGTAGTGAATATATTTTCATATGGGAAGATAGAGCAGGCTATACATATTCTTAGAAAAGGAATGAACTAAATGAAATTCGTATTCAATCCATTCACAAATAATCTGGATATAGCTGAAGCGGGTGGTTCTGGTGGCTCTGGAGTTAATTCCCTTACTGGAAATTCGGGAGGGGCAGTTCCGGCGGATGGCAGTGATAATATCAATGTTGTCGGCAGTAATGTCACTGGCATCAATATTGTTGGTAATCCAGGAACAAACACATTAACAGCCAGCGGTATTGCTTCTAGTTCGACACAGGTTGGGACAACGAGATTTGCTACTAACGCAGAAACGGCAGCGCAAGCCAGCGCTACAGTTGCCCTTACTCCAGGTAGTATTATTCATATGTTTGAGAATAATCCTTTGCCTACAAACCAAGGTGGCACTGGCGACATGTCTTTTACTAGTTATGCCCCCATATGTGGTGGAACATCAGGCAGTGGCCCTTTACAATCAGCTGATACGGGAATCAGCACCTCAGGGTATGTATTAACGAGCACCGGAGCTACTTCGCTTCCTACATGGCAAGCTGGTGGTGGAGGCGGCGGCGGGATTGTTACTATAGATGATGATTTCAGCGGATCAGCCACTGGTTCTACTGTCACATTTGATGCTAACACTAATTGCGGATCATCCGTATCATTTCAAGCTGCTGGTGCTGCGGTTGATTTGATGGTAACCGATACGAACAACAACACAATTATGGGCCTAAGTGCAGGTACATCTACATCTGTTAATGGGTCTGCTAATACTGGATTTGGAAATTTTGCTCTTGGCTCTTTGAGCGGCTCTTTAACCACTGGTAATACTAATACAGCAGTGGGATACGCAGCATTGTTTGGCTGTATTGGAGGCAATGCTAACACTGCAGTCGGGAGTCTTACCATGGAGGCTTGTATTGGCAATAGTAATACTGGTATAGGAACCAATTCACTTACAACTCTTTCTTCTGGTGATTCTAATAATGCCTTAGGAAATAACTCTCTATCGGGTATATCAACAGGGAGTTACAACATTTCTATAGGAGATACTAGTTCAGGCAATTACGGGTCATCTGAAAGTAGTAACATTATTTTAAATTCTGCTGGCGTTACTAGCGAAAGCAATACCTTGCGTATAGGTGCTGGCACAGGTTCCAGTGCACAACAGTTGAATCAAGCATTTATATCCGGCGTACAAGGAGTAGTAGTAACAGGCGCTCCTGTAGCTGTTTCTTCTTCAGATCAAATAGGAATATACGATACAAGTTCAATGGGATACGTCCTCACGTCAGATGGTAGCGGAGGGGCTTCTTTTCAGGCTGCTGGAGGTGGTGGTTCGTATTATTCGCTCACTCCTTACATAGTTGGCTCTGATTCTCATAGTCAGTATTCTACAATTCAGGCTGCAATCAATCAGGCTGTGACAGATGGGGCTTCGAATACAAACTTATTGAATATCTATATCAAGCCAGGGACTTATACAGAAGACCTAACATTGTCCGATGGTATATGTCTTATCGGATTTACTCCGAATATCTTCTTTCGTGCTCTTACACAAGAGTTTTCTATATTCCCCAATTCAAGTGTTATTCTGGATGGTACAATTACAAGTGGTGGTTCAGGAGCAGCTAATAACTATATCACTGGCATTTCTGTACAAAGAACAGCAAGCGGAAATGCAATCAATTTTGCTTCGACAGGGAACTTATTTCTTAAGGATTTTTCTGTCATTCTATATCAAGGCACTATCTTTACGATCACTTTTGTTGATGATGGCACTAGCGGCAACATAATATGCGATAACTGTAATTTCTTAAACGACAAAACAAGTGAAAATGCCGTCCAATTTTACTCGTGTACCGCAGTGACTGTGGGCATGTTTTTCAATAATACAAACGTTTTTCTAGGCGTTAATGAGGTTACTTCGACTATTACTCAAGAGTTTGGTAATGGAGGAAATCCGAATATCCGCGCTATGAACTCTGTTCTTGCTTATTCGCAAGTTGCAGAAACAAATTCGTCTGTAACCTGCGAAGCAAGATATTCACTCATTCAGGGAGTAAATGCTCCATTCATTACAACAAATGCAGACTCTACGCCATCTTCGAGTTATTTAGCTTTATATTTTTGCGAGGGATTTGGTCTATTTACAGATTCAACTTCTTCAAATACTGCAAAAATGGAATTCAGCAATACTGACAATACTTTCACAGGATTGCTCAGTGTATCTCAAAACATAGCATCGATTAATGAACATGCTTTCATAAGTGGCCCTGGAGCAGGTTCTGCAACTAGCTCTCTAAGTCTTGGTTCAAATTATCAAAATCCGTTTGGTTATGACGTGATGCTCACTGTCTATATTAATGTGACAGTTTCAACAGGGGGCTCTATCTTATCTGGAGTTGGGCCAACTTCAAGTCCCACTCAACAGACGATCTATAATGGTCTATCTGTAACTGGGATTGTTCCAGTTAGTATTTACTTGCCGACTAATTACTATGCATTGATTTCAACCAGTGGAACAATTACGGCATCGATAACTGGTCAGCAAGCAACGCCTGTTTAGGCATAAAGGAAAACTTATGACCGGACTAATGCCCCCTAATCCTCTTTCTTATGAGGGTCAGGTAGTTGTTCCTTATATCAATCGACCTTTTCCTCCTACTACAGCGTTCATCAACTTTAATGTTCCAACTATCTGGACGGACACTGAGCATCAGAATGTCTATATTCTCGTTGCTAAGGCTCAAGGCGTGGCTACATGGTTGATGTTTGGGGCTTCCTCCGGTGAAATAGATACGATCACCACACCAGATTCTACAGTGGTTATGCCTACTTCTGGCAACGTCAACTTCCTGAATGGCACTGGCTTCAATATAACAGGCTCTGGAAGCGATATTACATTTAGTGCTGACCCCATTACAATTACTGCTGGTATGGGCCTTTCTGGGGGCGGCAGCGTCAATCTAGGGGGCTCAACTACATTAAATCTTTCTGTGCCTGTTTCTGTGCCTGATGGAGGTACTGGGGTTGCCTCTACGACTGCATATGGAGTTGTATGCGGTGGCATGACAACTACAGGAGCGTTCCAAAATGCAGGAGCTGGCACTTCTGGGAAGGTTCTAACATCGAATGGGGCTACAATGCTTCCATCTTTTCAGGCTATTCCATATCCTCCAGCTTTTATAAGTGTTAATCAACAAGTCTTTACCATGAGTGGTACATACACACCCACATCGCAAATGAAGTATTGCATGATAGAAGTTCTCGGTGGTGGGGGTGGAGGCGGTGGAGCAGCTACAACTACTACAGGACAAACGTCAGCTGCTTCTGGTGGTGGCGCTGGAGGTTATGCAAGAAAAGTAGTGTCGTCCGTGATTATTGGGACTTCGCAGAGCGTAACGATTGGCGTGGCAGGAGCAGCTGGAGTGGCTGGAAATAATAACGGAGGTGATGGTGGCACTACGAGTGTGGGAGCTATTATTTCCGCTACAGGTGGCAGCGGCGGCCTTGGGGCAGATGTAAACAACCTTTCAGCAGCTGGATCTGCGGGTGGCTCTGGATCTTCAGGAGATTTCAATGTTACAGGATCCTATGGCGGTTCATCACTAGCTGTATTCGCATCTGGCTATATTGCAGGAATGGCCGGCTTTGGAGGAAGTTCTATTTACGGAGGAGGAGGAGCTGGCGGTTCTTATCAGCAAACTGGTCAGGATGGCGGAGGTTATGGTGCAGGCGGAGGTGGCGGTGTTACATCGCAGTCAACACAACAAGCTGGTGGTGCAGGAACAGCTGGAATAGTTATCATTACAGAATATATTTCCTAATCAAACTTCGGATTAAACTGCTTAAACCATCGTTCACTCTGTTTATCATCGATGCCATCGTGTCGTGTATCAACATTCAATTTAACAGCAATTGCTAGATATCGTGCGGCATCAGCGCCATGGCTCCATTTATCATGGCGTGGTCTATCTTTATATATCTCCAGACGCTGATCGAATTCCTTACGATAGTTCTCGAGGCATTTGATCAGATATTTGCATTTAGTTTCATCGATGTAAGTACGGGAGAGCACACCTCTGAGAGCTTCAATGCCGTCTTCCAAACGCAATTTGAGGGTAGGTAGTGTCGTAAACTTGATCCCGAGGCCCGCGCCCACTTCTTTTGCAGACATTCCTGAACTAAAGGCGTGTGAGTCAATGTCATGAGGTGCGTAATGCTCTCCGTAGATGTAGGGTTTATCCAATAGTATTCGCGCGTAGTGCGGAAGTCCCTCTCCATGGTTTTCATAGTAGTCGATGATATGCACTGCTTGGCCAATGACTTGATAGAATATAATAGCTGCGCTGTCTCCATATCCAAGATCCCATGAGGTGTAAACTTTTGATTGTGGAGCCCAAGAGACAGCCCCAATTCGATTTTCATCACGTGCCTGCTGCAAATATTTAGCATAGTAAGATCCCTCTACTCCTAATGTGAATGAACAATAATATTCTTGCTGGATCATGTCCTCGGACATGCCTTCATCTCTTTCCTTCTGAATATCGACAGGTGTTAGGACTCCAGTATCTTCCACAGTGAGTAACTGACTAAACCAGTCAGGATTACGTGAAGCCATATCATAAAGTTCTTTACCGTGGTTAGCGCCCCTAGGAGTGAAATTAAATACCGCCCATCCTCCGTTTTCACGTAGTATCGGTCTAATAAGGGTCCATGCGACAGGGTCTTGCAAACTGAACTCAGTAAAGACACAGCCAATAGGATTAGTCCCCACGATACTATCAATATTGTTGGTACCAATGATTTGTATAAGTGATCCATTCTTAAGCCTTACTTTCATTTCTGTGGAATTAGGATTCCCATCTATCATTTCGTTGGGAATATGATGGAGCAATCTAAAGCCATCGCGATCGACACCATCCCAAAGGATCTTGCGGCCTTGGCTGAAGTGGGGGAAGAAGTAGTAATATATCCCAATGCGTTTACACGCTTGCATGATGAGATAGTTCCAACAAGTTTTCTCTTTACCAGCACGACGGTGCCAGACGAGCACAGCCCTTTTCTTTCCATCCTTCATGGCATCCCAGAATGGAGCTTGATAGGGGCGAGCTATATAGTTAATGGGAAGTTTGATACATATTTCGGTTGTCATTTGGAGCAAGATGGATTCGAACCATCAGCCTCACCCATTATGAAGCAAGTATCGAAATGCATATACTTAGGCCATCCTGTGCCCTTTTGCTCCGCTTATCAGGCTTTTTTCCAATCTGTGGGAAACTTTGTTTTAACTTTTTTGGCCTTGTCGATAAGAGGATCGCGCACATTCTTATCGATTTTCACTAACTTTTCGTTCTTTTTCTCAGCTTTTTTCAATACTTTGACTGCCTGAGTATTTTTATGCTTTTTGATGTCACGCTCAGCGGTTTGCATTTGCTTAGTGACTTGATGCATTTTCTTATCCATTTTGGTCTCCAATTTGCTTATACATGTATGGGCTCTCATAAGGCTCCATACAATTTGTTGAAGAGCTTTACTTGAGTATCCCAGTTTCAATGTCTCCCGTAACTTGAGAGTTTCATTAGATTCTGTCATTACATTCCTCCCATAATTCTTTCATTTTGTTCATATCATCTAAGATAGATCCTTTGCCGTCTAATTTGAGCAACCTACCGTTTTTTTTATTCCACGCTTTCATGAGGTCTAGTGGATTACAATCATATGTCAGAAAATCCAACCATCGATCTCCAAAGGCCCACATAGCAAAGTCGTGATCTATTGTTCTAGGAATCATATGGCAACTCATTACAGCAAACATTGATGATTGTATTCGGTAGTTCTTCTGGCTGCCGATCTTTATACCCCAATCTCTGTTTTGACAACCAAATGAGCATCTGGACGTTTCCCTTCATGGCAATCTCATGCATCTTTCTCTTCATGGACATCTTGCCAAAGTTATTACCAGCTTCAATAGCAGCTTTTAAATCTAGGCGAGCATAAAGAGTGTCTCTGCAACATCCAACGATATCCGCCACTTCTTCAACAGTGCAATGGATAGCCGATAGCTTTCTTACCAATTCAACATCAATTTGCTTCGGTGGCCGCCCTCGTTTACCGATAGCTAATGCTTTTTCAATCTCTTTTGGAATTTCTTCCATTCTGGAGGCTCCATAAGCCCCTACTTGTAGTTCTTTCATATTCTTACCTTAAAAAGGAATTGGATCGTTGCTAGAGCCATGGAAATGCGTCTGTGAGCCATGCTCCGAAGATTGGCGCATCCGCGCTGCGAGAATCTCTTCAGCCAGTAAAGTAATCTTCTTAACATTCTCACTAATCTCCTTAACGCTCCAAGCAATGTACTTAAGGCTCACTGCCGGCGCCTGAATTTCTTTTGGATCTGTCATGTTCATTCCTTCTTTTTATAATGTAATTGGAAGACATAGGGAAAGTCTTCATGCCTGGCACATCTTATGAATTCCCATCCACCGAAAGTCATTTGGATGGCAGTCTGTATCAACAACTCTATTCCCATATCATTGACGATGCTCGGATCATCTATATCCGAAAAATCAGCAAGATCTACTGATTTGGTTTTGCTATTGGGAGGCCGTTGCTTCTTTTCCATCTATAGTTTCCCTTGTTATCATCTTCACTTTGCTAGAATTTATGTAATAGTCTTTTTTGCCATCAATTAACACTATTATATCACGAAAAGAATGTTGGGGTGTATCAGAATCAAAGACTCTATCATGGCAATAGATATCATCGCATGTAGTTAGGCGCTGAGTGATTGCGCCTCCAGAATCAAAATAAAACGTCCAAATCGCTTCGTATTCTTCTATCTCGTCGCTCAGCGGTTCTATCGTCTTACTCATTTCTTTTTGCTCTTCTTTTTCTTCCCGCCTCTAGCTTCACTATAGGCAATAGCTACCGCTTGCTTCTGAGGCTTGCCAGCTTCCATTTCTCGTTTAACATTTTCGGAAAAGCCTTTACGAGACTTTGCCGCAGGACCTTTTACTAATGGCATAGGTTCATCCTCCTTTATGCGCATGTAAACATTTAAATTTCTTTCTCCAAAGAGTCCGCCACTGAATTCCCAAAGTACTCCTTTGAATGCATCTCCCAGTTCCTGATACTGACGGGGAGAAAGGATGAACTCCAGGTAATCAACCCCATAGATATTTTCCTCAAAACTCATCAGCATCGCGATACCCTACGGGTTCAGCTTGAAGAATAGGACGTACCCTAATAACAGTCTTTGCCTCCAATCCATAGAACTTATAGACATGCTTAGCGCATATTCTTTTGTCATCATCGTATACTATTTCTTTTAATGCATTTGTCACTAAATAGGCAAGATTATCCTCGTCTGGATACTTGTCGGGCAAGATGACACGGTTTAGCATCTGGAGACGCTTTGCCTTCGAAGTGCTTTTAGGAATAGGCAAAAAGAAGACAAGCGTCAACTCGACAGGTCCCGTCAAAGGAATCTCAGGGGCAAATGGTTTTATCTGCCACTGAATGAACTGCTTGTCCTTCTTAGAAGGATCGTAGCATCTCCCTTGACCGCACTTACAGAAAAAGCGGGTTTGTTTTTGGGGAACCGGCGTGCCAATGACTTCGAACTGGAACATTGATACCGTGCATTACTTTAAAACGCACCATATCAATTTATTTCATTTTTTAGTCAACTTTGTTTTTGAAATCGTTGCATGAGCAATTTCTTGTTTTCTGATTCCCTAGGGTTTTCAGAAAATCAGAAACCTATGCTTGATTAGAATTGCGTCCCAATTGTGGCCAGCGCTTTCGATACTTTTCGATGAAGGCCTGTACATCCGGCATCGAAATAACCCATGCCTTCCCTTTGCGATAGGAAGGAAGGTCACCAGTACGCAATAGATAATAGATGTGATTGATTGTGAATACCGTTTTGGTTTCATGACTAAGAACAGTACGCACTTGATCCGCTGTCAAAAGGCCGCTTTCTACATCGAAGACTCGTTCGCCATCTACTTTGTGTTTTTGGCGATTGTATCTATCCAAACGATATTCTTCGTAATCGCTTTTGTTAATACGCCATCTGCCATTTATCTGTGCCGCTTTCAATTTCTGCTTCTTAATGGCCAAAAAGATCGCTTGCCTGCCAACATTCCCATATTCTGCGCATTCTGAGATTGACATTTGGATATCGTCGGTCATTCCTTTCCTCTTAGTTCTTCTAATGTTACTTCACCGTTTGTGTATTTTTCAATTAAATATGCTATACGTTTGGTAGGGCGCCCCCCAGCCAAATAGTGATACAAAGAAGACATTGAAACACCGCTCCTTTCTACAAACTCGGATATAGTCACCCGATGCCTATCCAAATACGCTTTCAGTTTCATTTTCCCTCCATATTGACAACGATAAATACGATGATAGAATGTTGTGAAATTATCCGCAATTTTCTTTTTTTTTCCGAAATATTGCAGAAAATTCCAGATTTGAATTACGATGGATTCATAAATCAACCCGTCGAATGCAAATCGGGAACAGGAAAAGGAAGTTTATGGAAATCAGGAGTGATTGGATCGATATTAATGAAGAGATGCCAGCGAATGGCGTTCCTGTCTTATGCTTTTCCGAAGGAGAAGTTTTTATAGGAATGTACATGGCGCGCTTTAGATGCTGGTACTCTACCGATTGGTATCACAATGAGCACGATGCAGATTTTATAGTGACGTGCTGGATGCCATTACCTAAGTTGCCCGTGATATAAGAACAAAAAAGGAGAAAATTATGGAAATCATGACAGCAGATATCGCTAAGCTCACTGAAGCATTAGCGAAAGCAAAAGCCACATTCGGCCCCATCGTTAAGAACAAGACAGTCAAGACGACTTCTTTCTCTTACGACTATGCTGACTTGGCTTCTATCGAGGAAGCAATTCGCAAGCCATTAATGGAAAATGGCCTTACTATATTCCAGCCTATCATTATGAGAGGGGAGCAACGGATACTAATAACGCTTCTTTCCCATATCTCTGGGCAATGGATCAAAGGAGAGATGCCTTTATCTAACTATAATGGCAAGGTTCAGGACTTTGGGAAGGAGATCACCTATCTCCGGCGCTACGCCATGTGCTCTTTGCTGGGCATTACAGCCGAAGACGACACTGATGGCAACGTAGTAGTCGGGCAAGACAAACGGCCAGATCCAAATGTAAAGTTTACAGCCGAGAAGTCTCGGCCTATCCCCCTTACTAAAGAACAGGTAGATAGTATCGCTGATTTGGTTAAAGAACACCCAGCGCTTAAGGAGGAGATTCTCCAGATCTCTGGAAAGGCCTTGTTGAAAGATATCGAAGCTAGTAAATATCAAAGCGTCATTAACTATATCAACAAGCACATCAATCATAACATCAAAGCACAAGGAGCGGCATAATGAAGACTCTCGACTTACCAATTGGCTCTAAGGAATGGCTGGACTATCGGAGGGGGAAAATTGGCTCCTCCGATGCTTCGGTTATCATGGGTACTAATCCTTGGAAGACTCCCTACAGGCTCTGGAAGCAGCACATTGAAGGGACCCAGGACGCTGTAAATCCAGCCATGAAGCGCGGCCTTGAACTGGAACCCATAGCTCGCGATATGTTCATTAGGGAGACGGGCATTGCCATGACTCCAAAGATAGTAGTGAATGAAGATCGGGAATGGCAATTTGCTACGCTAGATGGGCTCAGTGACCACGGTGACATCATCGTGGAAATTAAGTGTGGCAATAATTCCCTGCACGAGATGGCCATGAAAGGCGTAATCCCTCCATACTACTTCTGCCAAATTCAACATCAGATAGCCGTATGCAAGCCTAAAAAGGCTTATTATTGCAGCTTCAATGGCCAAGAGATAAAGATCCTGGAGGTTACTCCAGATGAAAAGTTTGCAGAAGATCTCATAACCAAAGAAGAGAAGTTCTGGAAGCTTTTGACGGCCAAAGAAGCTCCTCCCTTGACTGATTCAGACTATGAGATTGTAGAGCACGCCAGGGGCTCTCAATTGCTTCAGGAATATATGGAGCTAGCTGAACAGGAGAAAGCTATTAAACAACGAAGGGACGATCTCAAAAATGAACTTATCGGTCTAGGCCCGCAACGCAACTTCATGATAAACAGCACGAAGATATATCAAGCCCAGAACACTTCCTATGACTTCAATCTTATGAGAGAAGCGGGGATTGACCTGGATAGATATAAAAAGCTATCTAAACCATATTGGGTAATAGCGATGGCGCGTTCTGGGATCCGATATCGAGAAGAGTCTTAAGCTCTTTTCTTTTAATCCACGCCGCTTTCATTCTGGCGGAAGCGGCAGCCTTTTGTTCTGGGGTACGCTTGTTATGATTTCCCCCAGTATTAACTGGTTTAGGTTGTGTATTCGTTTGCTGAAAAATAAGCTGCTGAGGAATTTGTATCTCTTCCATCTTCCAGAGGGTTTTCTCTAGGCCACTGATCAAATCACCTATATGAACGATGTGCTTTTGGAAAGCTCTAAGCTCAATAAGGGCCAGAACGAAGCAATATAGGATGCCGAGCATTAGAATAATCACTACATAGATCATCGCAATACCTGTTGTTGAATGATTTTGTCTTGGCTATGAGCGATTAGCTCAATAGGCACTTCCAGCGGTAACTTACCGTCATATTTGGCAGTATCCACAAGAGGATATTGTTTCTGTTTGCGCATTTCTTTGGCAATTCTTCCTGTTTCTGCTTTGACCCATTTAGTTCTCTGACACCAATCTAGAAAGTTGATTTCATATTGTTCGACCATATAATCCAGGAATTCCACCTCTTTGTCTCCCAAAAAGCCATTTTGCATACAATGTTTGATTAGACTCAAAAAATCTTTGTGACGAAAAGGCACCGCATGTGAGTAGTTCTCCAGTGCTTTTATCTTTTTCCTGCTGACAAACAGGCGTTTAAATCCTTCTTTTAATTCAGAAAGTTTATTGAAAAGTGACACCATATTTTGCTCTCCTATAAGGCAATATCGAAAGCCCATTCTAATGCTCCATAGGATTTTAGGACTACTAAAATAATCTGATTTGGTAAGATGAGGAAACAAAAAAAAACGCCCCACTAGCAGGATGCTAGTAGGGCCTAACAGAACACGCATCAGGAGTCTCAATTCCAATGCATAATCGATTGTACTGTAGCGACGAATTTCAGCACAATACTTCGATGCATTTTTCTTGTTTCTCTTCTGATGGCGTGTGTCTTTATGCCAATAATAAGAAGGAGAAACAGTATGGGATTTACCCCGCCGAACTATACTCAAACGCCTAACGAAATATTCGACGAGCTTTTGAAAACCCTTGGCTTTGCAGAGCTCAAGGTTCTGATGGTTATCATTCGAAAGACATTCGGGTGGCATAAAGTTAGAGATCGCATCAGCCTAACTCAACTTGAGAATCATACAGGGCTTAAAAGAGACCACATCATAAGGGCCTCGAGATCGCTTGCCTCAAAGAAGCTCATTACCCGTTACGTTGAAGGTACGTTGGGAAATCAATCGACTTACTACGAATTAGTCATCGATGAAGATTCAAATAATTCTTATAGAGTTTCAAATAGTTTGGGGGAGGTCCCTTTAGGGGACGGGGGGGAGTCCCTTTGCGAGACTGGGGGTAGTCCCTTTAAGGGACCCACAAAAGAAACTCCTACAAAAGAAACTAATCAAAATAGGAAGGAGGAGGGGGCCCCCGAACCCCTCTCACCCCCCCCTCTTCCAAATCCCGTTTTTTCTTACAAAAGACTCAAGATACCCCCACAACGTTACGAGAATTTGATCAGTGAATTCGGGGAAGCGAAGGTAAAGGAAATGATGGATCGATTGGATGAGTACGCGGATATTAATCCAAAGCGCTTCAAAGCTTATGGCTGTCACGGAGCGGTGATAGGCAAATGGCTAAGAGATGAAGGGAAGTTGCCTCAGAAGGCTTACAAAAGCCATTCCATTGTGGACATACAGAGCACTCCTTCTATGCAGTATGAATCGAATAAGAAGTTAGCTAAGGAAATGGAGATCAAATTCTCTCAAGACAAGGCCAAAGAAGTATGGGTGCAAACATGGCACGATAGAGTAATAGTCGGAGCAAAAGGGAAAGAACCAACGGCGATAAGCTATTCAGAGAATGGATTCAACGAACAATTGCAAGGTGCTATAAGAAAAATGACTGATATCAAAATAAACTTTGTAAATGTCTAAAAATAATTTGCCTAGTCCCCTCATTGGCAATTTGATTTTAGTCGAAGAAAGGCCGCAAAGCAAGAGGAAAACATGCACGGATCGTTGTTTGTAGCGCTTCATACACGCGAATGCCCTTGGTGTAAAAAGGAGAAAAGTATACAGTTTGATTATTCAGCCAAAGGGAAGCAATGCAGGGAATGCTTGGCCAAATACAGGAAGAAATATGCTACGGCTTATGGCATTAAGAGCGCCAAAGGATGGTCGAGTATGCCGATTGTACATAGATGAAAGTGAGAATGTTTAAGAATCTTTGAGAAGAAAGGACAACTTTTCCTACATTTTGCTCATGTGGAACCATAGGAGAAATAGATGAAAGAAGACGAACTCTCTGAAAAACTTCCTACCATCGAAAGTGCCGAAACAATGGAACATATATCGCGGCAACTACTATCAGTAATAAGCGAAAATGGCCGCGACGGCGCCGAAGCGCACCAACTCTTTAAGGCCTCACTGCACTTCTTTACGACCATAATAATTTGCTTTGAGGTTGATTTAGAAGAATCTATCAAGTTCTTAAAGTATTCTCATTACATTCTCGAGGCGCAGTTTAAGAACGAACCAAAGCAAATAGAGTGAGGGTATAAGTGGGTTGGGAATATTCGGCCGGCGTCTGTGTCTCGGGACTAATCTCGGGGCTTTTCGCTTTTAGGATAAAATGTAGGACATCTTTTACAAGACTGTGCAACAGCATCCATCACTCCCATCCAACCATCTAGCCATGCCGTCCCAAGCGCATTTAGCAATAGCTACTACAGTAATTTGTGAATGTATCATACGTGTGCTTATCGCGGAAATTTGATCAGAAGATATACCACGAATATTTACGTTTGTGGCACTGATAGTGATAGGGAGCACTATCTTTGTTGCATCATCGTTACTAGCGTAACACATTTTATCTGGCAAAACTATAAATAACGGACTTTTAGCCACTAGGTCACGCACGTGTCTGCAACTGCGCTCCAATGCGGCGCGTTCTTCCCACGCAAGTGTATTGACCATACCTCGCTCCCATCTTGTAGCGTAGTGGGTGACGTTCTTATCGAAAATTTCCCTTACACTTTTAACGGCCCAATACGCAAGTTTGTAGTCAGTATCTAAATTGATATCCCTTACTTTTCTGTCGACTGACATACCAACGCGTTGTATGTTAACTGCTGACATATATACCTCCAATAATTTGTTAACGGATTTCACTCTATTCTGATGGAAAGATGGTTTTTTGCTAACGAAAACTTGATTGGTGCAGAAATATTTTCAGTAATTTCTGTATAATGAGGCTATGAACGAGGTGAATCATGAGCAATTACCCATTCACAAGACCAAACGATACTTCAACGGGTGGCGCGCCTGGCGGCGGCTGCGGCGGCTATTCCGGCGGCTCCGGAAGAGTTTCCGTCCAGATTCCACCACGCGCCAGAAGCTTCCCATGGCCCCTTCCTTACTCTGCGACCCAGGGTGGTGTTGGTGGTGCGGGAGGCATTGGTAAGGTCCAAGTACCTAAGCCCCCTTACTACGGGCCGTTTCAGCCTTATTGGCCATATGCGGTTCCCGACCAATATTATCGCGGGCTGCTAACGAATCCGGTGAGATCGTGATGGAATGGAAAAGCGTTAAAAGAAAGCTTCCCAGAAAGCCTGGAAGATACCTATGTGTGGATGAGTTTTTTGGAATAGTGAACATAGGAGAATTTGATGGTGTTAATTCGTGGAATTTTTCAGGGCCATGCAAGATTTCCCACTGGATGCATTTGCCAAAGCCACCGGTGACATCATGACAAAGGACGAACTGCTTAAAAACCTGCGCGCTCTTTTGGATGATAACGACAAGTACAATGGTCCCGAAGAGTGGCATAAAGCCGCTGATCAATATCTCTTAGACTTCATCGATGACGATGATGTCTATCGGGCATTCTATGATATACCCAAGTGGTACTATTAGGTGGTCTCTTGATGGAAAATGGAAACGAATTATACCTAGATCCCGAATGCTCTGGATATGTCATTTTTAAGTCTTTGCTAAGGGCCGCTCTCCATCACTATGAAATGGGTGCAAACAAATCTGAGTTCCTCAAACTAGCCGATGGTGCCTGGGATACGCTTTTTAATAACGATCTGGACATGCTTCGAAGGATGCTAACCTCATCCGATGCCGTTAGCCTTGTGAAAAATATTTGTCACTTTGATTCAACGTGTGATAAGGTTCAGGAAATATACGGCGGCAATAAGCTTGACGTCTAACATGGAACGGCCCAATGACTGATTATGACAAACATTGGTGCATGATCTTAAAAAGGCGTAAAAAGCACATTATGCTTTGGACGAAAACCAATAGCCTTGAGCCGCATCTGGACGATATAGTCGATGCTTGTGTACTCGAAGAGAAGGATGAAAAGTGCCTCGAGGAACCGTAACAACGCCCGCACCGCCGCCGAAGGTTCCACGCTCGCCCATGAGCCCGATAGGCGTCCAGAGCCCGTTTGTGCCATTCCCGCGGATTCCTTATCCATCAGGGCAGGTCAATCCGGTGCAGAATAGAACACCATGAACTCTAAAAAAAGAACCACTAGGCCTGTAAAGGAACAATACGATGACCTGAATGATTATACCAACTCCTATTTGGACATGATAGAGCATATTCAGCAGCTGAATACGGAAATAAGCGTAATGATAACACTGACTCCAATAGTGGTGGCGTTTAAAGCTTGGGTTAAAAGCCTAGGCAACTCGTTGGATAGTGATAGGTTGGATTTGATCTGTTCATTATCCAAATTGATCCCCATTTTGGATAAAGATGGGCACCGCGTAATGCTGGATCATCTTCTTGATGGGAGGCACAACGATACTTTGGAGCGCATTAGGTGCCTAGATGATATACCACTGATTACGCGTGAAAAGATGGTGGATTACTACATGCAGTTTTCTCTTTATTTATCGTGTGAAACATATGATTTTATCCCCGTTGCCATTGATTGGGATCGCGAACTCGTACGTGATAAATTGATTCGATATGACGATTTCATTTCATTTGTTCAGTACTTACCCAGACGCGATGCATTAATGGCGAAGCTGCTTTATTTTGGAGCACCCTCAATGGAATGTGTCATTAGCCTAACAAGGTCACGGGTATTGGCTGGCTCAATAGCATATGCAGATGGAGAGTTCCGTCTGCCAAGACATGTATCATGGGAGCTAAAGGCTTACATAAAAACACTAGATCCACAAGAACAACTCATATTCTTGAATTTGCGTGATGGACTCGTAGAGCGATCTCATCTCAATCAAAGTTTTGCCAGAGCGTGCACCAAGTCGTGCTCTACTCAAAAAATCACGCCGGGCGCGCTTCTGAAGCAAAACAATGAAATAAGACGCCTTAGTGTATAGTGGACTAAGGTAACGGAGAAGAAATATGGACTGGAAGCAAACAATGATTATTTCGGCAATAGTTATTAGCTCAACGTGGTTTATGCATATGGATCATTGCAAGGAAATACGGGAAATTCACAAAGAAATGAGTGATTTTCATGGAAGATTAGAGCGTCAGGACGCTGAATTTAAGGCTCATATGGTCTATTACCATAGCGCGGAGTAGGATGGAAAACACCGTACCAACTTGGCTGCCATGCATGCAAATCATAGGCTGTCTTCTCACATTCGGTGTCTTTTTAAGCGATCCTGAGCGCTCGCCAGTAGTCTGGATAATGTGCTTTTCGTTCTCCGTGACACTCTTTGCTCTTTCGTTAATGTATCTGATCCACTGGGCTCTTTCGAGCGCTATTTAAGCATTTGGTTGAAAATTGGCGCCCAACGAAAGTGGCTGGGTGTTAATTTCCCTGACATGTTAACTTCGAACCGAAAAACGTTTGCAAGAAAAGACCGGAAGCTTTAGAGTTGGGGGTGCACGTTGTCTTCATGTGGAGCAATCTGCTGGTGAATTTCTTGTGATGCCACACGCCGTGTTTGTGTGAATGCGGCCGTTGTGATATTTGTCTTTTATTAAAATAAGTGAGGTTAATATGAGCAGCATTCGTCCGACATCTTCAAACAGCACTATCTATACACAGCTTTTGGATAGTATAGACTCTAACATAACGCATCTTGATAAGGATCATGAACGCCTGATATTTAACGCAGTTGAGTACTTCGTTAAAAAATACAGCAGCGAAACTGCGTTGAATAACAAGTTGATTGGATTGTGTGATACTTTGCGCGACATGGTGAAGAATGGCACTGAACATGATGATGGTAGCGCTGAAAAGTTACAAGGTATCGTAGGCGAAGTGCGTAAGTTGCTTTAATTAATAACTAAATATAGGAATTCTTATGTCTATCGCACCGACAAGCACTTCTGAATCAACTGGTCTTAGGCAAATACTAGATCAGTGGCTCAAGGAAGAGGTAAGGCCAAACTTTATAAAGTCTACTCTTGGAAAGGTTGCCGTAACTTTGATTACAGACACTCCTCCCCATAGGTTTGTTGCGAAATGGGAAGAGCGCAGTGCGGCGGAAACAGAGCACATTTGTTCTTGTTTCATGCTGAAGGCCTTTTCACATTTGTCATACCCAGAGACATGCTTGCCAAAGGACCAGGCGGAGTATAAACGATTCCAGAAAATATTTGAAGAAATGTGTAAGGCACAGGAAATTGAGTTTAAAGCGTCATACTATCCTGTTTTCCAATCCCTAAAAAAAGGCATGACATGTAGCGTCCTATCTTTATCACAGTTGAGTACTGTGAACTGGGAAAGTGTTTTCAAAAAAATTGGAGAAGCATCCATTTACGATTCCCTGGTTGGCAATACGGATCGATTTTTATCGCGTAATTATATTCGTTGTGTAAATGGCGGTTCAAAAGATGCTGGATTCGTAAATTGTGGCAATGTGATGATAGAATTTAGTGGACTTTCTGGTCAAAAACTAGAAAACGTACATCTAATTGACAATACTCCTTATGATCTGATTATCGATGATGGGCAGGGGAACGTTGACGATAAAGGCGAAGGTCTGGACGGTGCTGCTGAACAAAAAATAGATACTGTAAGCTTGGATAGCGGTGGATTTGAGGCTATCATTGGGTATAAAGAGGACAAGGTGAAGCTTGTCGCTGAATTTGTTTTTGGGAGTTTGTCGGGCTCATTGGAAGATATGCACGAAAACTCTATGCAAACAATCCATTCCACATCAAGAAAATCAGAGCAAAGTAGATATGAGAGTTTGCAAAAGAGGTTGAAAAGTAATAAAGCAAAGACGATTACGTCTATTGTTGAAGGCATGATAGCTGGACAGGGTTACGTTGCGAAAAATTCTGTAACTATTAGAAACTGTTTTAAAGATGTTGCGGGCGAAGTGGAGCGCGTTAAGGCTGATACAGAAAGACCTAAAAACGGTAAAATGGATAAGTTTCTTACGTCTCTTGGACGCAGCATGAAGCTCTATTTGAGCGAAAACAAGGTTTAGCAAAATTTGTTAAAACCCTATACAAAAAACCCTAGTAGCTTTAGCATGGGATGTGCACGCCGCGTTCATGTGAATGCGGATGCGATGATAAATTCGAATCAAAAAGGATGATATATGGCACGACCTGTAAGACCTTATAGCGGAAGCGCATTTTCTCCTATAACTAAAGTGCCTGCTACAAAATTTACAGTAAGTGGTGATGGTTTCGGTCGTGGGGACCCAAGTGGCAGGGGTAATCTTAGTGTAAATCCTATTACGGGTAGCGTGACTTACACGAAACATGTTAAGACTGAGAAATGCACGATCCTCTAGGATATATTAGTAGACCTCTGGCTGTTCATCATGAACAACCAGGGAGTTTTGTGCGTTATTTTGTGTTAAAATTCAAATTGAAAGTTTATAATTGGGTTAACAGCCATGGTATTGCATGTCGAGCCCAATGTCGAACTACTCTCGTTCGCAAGACGCGACTGAGTTTCTAGAACATTATAAAAAAGAGACTGCGAAGAATGATCCTCGCCTTGAATTTCATCAGGATATTATTAAAGATTTTGGTGAAAGTTACGAGCGCGCTTATCAGCTCTGGAATACTTACTATGCTGAAGCGTACAAAGACCTCAGTTACTACCTCGGAAACCAATGGTCGCTAGAAGAGCTAGCCTATCTCAATAACCAGCGCCGCTCTTCGTTTACTTACAACAAGATCCGCCGCTTAATCAATCTCGTTCAGGGATATCAACGAAAGAATAGACTTGCCACGACTATTGCTCCTATTGAGAACTCTTCTGAGGAGACCGCGGCGCAGTTCACCGATGTCATGCAGTTCGTGATGCAGCATGCCGGCGGTTATGAAGTACTCAGTGATGCATTTAAGGGCGCTTTGACTACCGGAATGTCCTTCATTTCGCCTTATGTCGACTATCGCGATGACCCCGTCTCTGGCGATATCAAGTTTCATCTGGACGAGTGGAATGCGGTCATAATGGACCCGTTTTTCACTAAAAAAGACCTTTCAGACTGCTCTTTCGTGGCTAGGCGCAAGTTTCTATCTCGAACAGAGATCATTTCGTTGCTGCCGGACAAGGAGGATATCATCCGTAGCCTTCCTTGGGGTAGTAGAGATGATAAGTTTACTTATATGCCCTACGCGCGCCAATGGGGAATGCAGAAACTCATGAACTATACGGAGTACTGGCGCACGAAATGGGAGCTAAAGGACGTTCTAGTGGACATGACCACAGGCGAAACAAAGCCTTGGGACGGTGACCGCAAGCGTCTGAAGCTTTTCAGAGAAATTTACCCAGATATCGAGATCATTCGCAAGCCTGTGAAGCGCGTAGAGCTTGGAATCATCGTGGAAGGGGAATTACTTTATTATGGAAATGACCCATTTGGCCTCGATGACTATCCGTTTACTCCTGTTATGGCTATTTTTGAGCCTTCTTATGACCTTTTCACGTGGAAAGTGCAATCCTTAGTGCGTATTGTGCGAGATCCCCAAACAGAACTCAACAAGCGCCGCAGCAAAATGGTCGATATATTAGACAACCAGCTCAATAGCGGCTGGATTGCCAAGACCAA